GGAGCTTTCGCTACCGAGTGCCACAGGGAGTTTCGTCCAAACTGAGGTAACTCATATTCAGACTTATCCAGGAATTTGTTACACAACTCCTCAATCTCCCAACGCGTTTCAGCGCTGAGCCCCTTTGGGTTCATTCCTAAACCGAAAGGACGAGGTAGTGTAATAAGAATTTCAGCGACTTTCCTCTGACGAGGTTGGAGATACTGTAAGTATCTAGGTCCCACGTTTGCCACTACGTCTAAGAAGTTTCGGTCCGAAGACTTACGCCACTTAGCGAGAGACATAATGTTTCCTTGGAAAATGACTTTTCCTCCAAATTCAGTAAGGACCTTACTGATTATAGTCTTATCCTCTGACACAGAGACTTCTAATTTCGCCAATACCTCACGGTAAGCGTCATACAAGGTTTTGTCGGAGATGACAACGTCATCCCCGAGAACTCTGAAGTTTTCACCCTCAGATAGCCCTAGTTCCCTTTCAAGGGACGCTAGGAGCAATCCATGTGTCAAAGCGAAAGAAGCAAAAGAAGGTAACAAACCTAATGGCTGTCCCTTTCTCCAACTAACCAGTCCATGGGTAGGACTTAACCAGTTGGCCGTACTTAGGTCATTAAAGAGGTGGATATCCTCTTCTACGATCCCAGGTATGCTTTGCAACACTTTCAGCTGAAGTTCCAGTGGAAATTGGTTGGTTGCGTCCGATAAATCGACCGCAAACATTTCCTTGTTCTGTGCCATTTCCTGCACAGCCCAAACACTTCCACTTTCCTGATCGTGGGTACAATCCCACGGTAGGCGCTTAAGCAACTCATAAAGTTGCTTACCAAGTCTCGAGAGACTCAACTGGTATACTCTGTGCGGATTAGCTACCGCTCGGAGCTTAAAACCGGGTTCTTGAATGTGCCCGATTTTTCCAGCAAAACCTATAGCATGATATTCGTCACCGTCACATTCTGTGATGAAGGTAGGTATATGAGCAATATGCCCCCTTATAACATAAGTGAAGTCTTCAAGTACTTCCCTCAGTTGCGAATATTTATGATAAAGATCGAATCCTAGCGCATTGTTCCATACAATGTCAATGGTATCTAACCATTGCTCTTCTGGAATCGACCTACCTTCCGAGGTAGGGCAGAATCTAGAAGGACTAGGAATATAGTCTCTCGTCGTATCAAGAGAAAAAGTTCTAACCCTCAAATCTTTCGATAGAGGTAGAATTTTAGAGAAAACTTCTTCTACAACTGTACTAGGTAGTGCGGGGCTTGCAATTGACCCGTAAAACTTTTTCAGTTGAGTTTTAGTTACCTTTTCTGCCTGAAACATGGAATATGCCATTAGAGCATTTAATACTCTAACGACACGCTTGGAGTCTGCTTTTGGTGATAAGCCAAATGCAAACAACGCTCCAAATGGTCCCATTGGAAGGTTCTTCCTGTACTTGATCCAAGTTGAACTTGGGTTTTTTCCAGCAAGAAGGCGAATGAAATCAGTTTTGAGTGCTTTTAATCTCTTAACTGTCCATTCCTCCCCAGATTTCTCTGTCCAATCAATGATACACTTGGCCACAGGTTCCGCAATTGCTCGCGGAATGTGGTACGTATATAATCTGCGTCCGAGCTCGTTTATGTGGTTAGTT